AGGAAGCAGCAGGGGTTGTAGAAGCTATCGGACCACAGGTTCAGGTAACTTCTGGAGATGTATCAGTAGTATACCAAGGCGATGTAATTTTAGGTCGTCTAGCTATGGGGGCAGATTTCCTTAACCCAGCAGCAGCCGTTGAACTATACGTTGGAGCAACAGCACCAGCAGCGTTCGGTACAACATACCCAGAGAACGGTTAATTTATACACTTTATACGGGAGCTTCGGCTCCCTTTTTTTTATGGCTATTCCAGTAAGCACCGATACAGACCTATCCGCAGTGAACTCAATCTTGGGTAGCATAGGTCAGGCACCTATAACAACACTAACTCACAACCCACCAGACCCAGACCCTCTACTAAACCCAGAGATATCTTTCGTAGTTAACATATTAAAAGAAGTTAACAAAGATGTACAGTCAACTGGCTGGCATTTCAATACACAATACAATGTAAAAAGAGACCCTGACTCAAGTAAACATTTTGTTATACCAACAAACGCTATAGCATATGACCTCCATGATAACTCGTTCGGAGATAGAACTAAAGATATCACAAGAAGAGATGGCAAGTTATTTGACTTAGTAGCAAATACAGACGAGTTTGAAGGAACACATTACTTTGATATTATAACTCTCTACAACTTTGAAGATGTACCTCCTGTAATACAAAGGTATATTATTGCAAGAGCAGCAGTAAAGGCAGCAGTACAACTTGTATCCAATAGTGACTTAGTTAAGTTGTTGAAGATGGAAGAAGAACAAGCAAAGGCTAATGCTCTAAATTATGAAACAGAACAAGGAGATAATAGTTTCTTTGGCTTTGATTCTAATACAAGTTACAGACCTTACCAACCTTACAAAGCACTTATTAGATAATGGCAAACGTTACACAAACTATACATAGTCTGAACGCTGGTATTTCACAACAGCCTGACGAACAAAAGATTCCCGGTCAGGTAAGAGACATGCTAAATGCAATTCCTGATGTTACACAGGGATTACTAAAGAGACCGGCTGGTAAGTTTGTGAAAACTTTAGTTGGTTCTACAGCTACCGGTAAATGGTTCCACTACTACAGAGATGAAAACGAACAATATGTAGGACAAGTACAGCGAGACGGTACTGTAAAAATGTGGGATTGTCTAACTGGTAATCCTAAAACTGTAGTAGATGATACTGCTACAGGTTCATACACATATGATGACGATACTACAGGTACAAAATATCTGAAGCACTCAGCAGACGATATGATTCAGACTCTGACTCTCAACGATTTTACATATATAAGTAACAGAAATGTTATTACAAATATGAAGAGAGGTAGTTCTGACTTAGAACCTACAGGAGATTATTTAAAAGAAATATTTATTGAACTAAAATCACTGTCATATGCAAAACAATATGCAGTAAATATATTTGATAATACTAATACTCAGTCAGTACACACAGCTACTCGTATTAAAGTTACGATGGTGAACTCTAGTAATAACTATTGTGACAGCAATGGTTTTATGAGACCTCACAGCACCAGAGGTAATGGTGGTAATGCTAGATGTGATACAGATGCTGGTGATGGTAGAGATGCGTTCGCACCTAACGTAGCTACACGTATCTTTGCAGTAGATAGTAATAAGACACTTACAGACTCTGGAGCTACAGGTGGTATACAAGCTGGTGGTGCTACAACAGATAGAAACTATAGCTACCAAGTCAACGTTAATAATAATAGCTCACAAGGTAGAAAGAATTTATATTTTCGTATAGCTACAACTGGTCAGTCAGTACCTTACACAGAAGGTTCTGGTAGTAACCAGACAACTGTTTATCAAGCTAGATATACAACTACATACGACTTGCTACATGGTGGTGAAGGTTGGAGACAAGGAGACTTCTTCTATGTATTTATGGCAGATGCTTATTACAAAGTAGAGATAGAAGAATCTAGTGAGTCTATTGTACAAGCTAACTTAGCTCTTGTTAGACCACAACCTACACCATTTGACACAGAGACAACTATCACTGCTGAGAGTATTCTCGGTGATATAAGAGAACAGATTACTGGAAACGCTACTAATTCAGGTAATGGATTTACTGTTACTCAGATTGGTACCGGACTACATGTAAAGAGAACTGGCATATTCAACGCCTCTACGCCCGTAGGAGAGCTGTTAAATGTTGTTGCTGGTAAAGTTAACGATGTAGCTGACTTACCCTCTCAGTGCAAGCACGGGATGGTTGTAGAGGTTGTTAATAGTGTTGCTGATGAAGACAATCATTTTGTTAAGTTCTTTGGTAACAATGATAAAGATGGTGAGGGTACATGGGAAGAGTGTGCTAAGCCGGGTAGAGCTATAAAGTTTGATGAAACTACTATGCCAGTAATTCTTATCAGAACTGCTGACGGTAATTTTAGACTTACAGAACAGAAAGGCGGTAACTATACTATTGCTGGTAAACAATATCCAGTTCCACAATGGGACAACGCTATAGTAGGTGATGATGTAACTAACCCAGAACCTTCCTTTATAGATAAACCTATTACGCAGATGCTGTTCTTTAGGAATAGATTTGCATTACTGTCCGACGAACATATAGTTATGTCACGTCCGGGAGACTTTACTAACTTTTTTGCTAAGTCTGCTATACAGTTAATTGCAAGTGACCCTATAGATATAGCTGCTAGTTCTGAATATCCAGCAATCTTATATGATGGAATACAGGTAAACACTGGTTTAATATTATTTTCTAAAAACCAACAGTTTATGTTGACAACTGATAGTGATGTCTTTAGTCCACAAACTGCTAAGATCAATGCGCTTTCTACTTATAACTTTAACTTTAAAACTAATCCTATTTCTCTTGGTACTACGATTGGTTTCTTAGACAATGCTGGTAAGCATTCTAGATTCTTTGAAATGGCACAGGTACAGAGAGAAGGTGAACCACAAGTTATAGAACAGAGTGCGGTTGTATCTACGTT